GTCAGCTGCTTATCTAAGAACCATTGAGTGGGCCTAGCCTGAGTATCTTTATTTGGGATGTTCCAATACTCAGATCTTCCAATCTGACTCATCTGTATGTCAGTTGTTTCACTGTTTTCTGTTCTACGCAGAACAACATCAAGAACATCAATCGTAGTCGCAGATAGATCAAGAAACTCATCACCAACTGTCAACGTCGTTGTCGAGTTTGTAACTGTCCATTGGTTAAGCCCTCTGTTTGCCCAATCAGCAAACAAAAGATTCAACGATCTGCGAGCCGTTACCGCGTCATAAGATGTACGCAGTTCAAGCCCGCATCGTTCAAAAGCTTCTTCGATGAACTCAGCTACATCTGGTGTGAAGTCGCTGCTACCAGAAGTTGTCATCAGGTATAACTCTTGATTACTTCTAGAATTACCGTGTAGGTATCTCCACTGCTCGCACCGATTGTGGTGAACTGAACATCGCCAGTTTTACCACTGCCAGCGTTATTGGGTATGCCAGAGAACGGAGTGTAATCATGCATACCATTTGAGTCTGGAGACAACGCGATGATCAAAGTATCAGTGGTTGCGTCGTTTAAAAGCTGAACGCCCATGCCAACGCACTGCCACCATATCTTCGATATCGCCACCTCAGTGCAAGAATCACCGCCACTGTTTTTTGCAAGCGCGCTCACATCAATCTTGGTAACTGCGCTTTCGCCAGTGCCATCGCTGATGTTTGTGAACTTTAAAACAGCTTTGCGATTGTCATCCTGAATTGTTTGAGAAGTTACTGTATCAGCCATTTTTTCTCCTAGGCAAAGAGGGCAAAAGCCCTCTTGTTATAGCCACATGTCTATTACTGATCAGCAAACGCAGGAGCAGTGGTACTCGTAACATTTCCAAAGATTTGATAGTTAGTTGTGTCTATACCCATGATGGTTACATCAAAGCCAGCAGGAACATTGAATTGAATGCTGCTGTTTGAGTTGCCATCAGAGAACACTGAGCTAACTTCATTACCGTCTGTATCTAGGAAAGTAACTCCACCGATGTAAAAGTTGGTGTTACCCGGAGTCACGATGATTGCGTCAGTAGCGTCAGCCGCTCCACCTGCATAAACGAATCTGAACATTGATCCAGCAACTGGCGCTGGCAATGTGTAAGTGTTGTCTTGTCCGCCATCTGGCACCAACAAAACTCGACCACTGTGAGTGGCGTTAGTAAGAGTAACGTCGCCGTCTGAAAGGCTTACGGGAGCACCCCCATAAGTAGTAATTTCTGTAATCGCACCGCTAGTTCCATCTTTGCTGATGGACTTAAATCCATTCTCTGATCGGACGGGGCCGTTGAATGTTGTATTAGCCATGTTGATCTCCTGTCTTGGCTATGTCAGGCACGGGATGCACCTGTCAGGGATATGAGTTTTATACAGCAGAAAAAGAAAAGGGGCAACAAGTGCCCCTTTCTTTCAATGTTCCATGTGAAACATTAAGCGCCTTGTGATGCGAACACAGCGCGTGGGTTACTGAAGCCGAAGCTATAACGCTCTCTGGCCTTGTAACGCACGTTACCAGTGTTGAAATCACCTTCCATAGAAGTGGCGATTGGGCTTCGCTCAAAGTGCTTGAAGCCATCTGGGCAGTCGGTCAAGACAAAGAATGCATCAGTGTCAGTCAAGAAATGGTTGACTGCGTAGCCTTGAGGCAGCAGACCCATGTTTCTGATTGCGTTGATGTCGTTGTCAGCCGTTTCTACTCGTCCGGGAGTTTCCAGCAAACGATCCGCTACGAACTGAAGTTGAGGCGGAACAATCAGCTTGGTTCCTTGCAGAGCCAAGATCATGTTTCGATCATCAACAAAAGTCGAGATGCTGATCAATGCGTTCTCTAACGAAGTTTCGTTGAGATCTGAAAACGCAGAAGGACGGTTTGAGAAAGTGCCGCCACCAGCAAGAGGGTGATCAGTAGCGACAAGAGACTTGCCGTCACCGCCCAAGAAGCTAGAGCTAAACGCATTGTTCAATACGTTTGCAGCTTTTACTTGCTTAGTGTGTGCCATGCTACGAGCCAGCGCCTTCGTATAACGCGCACCAAGGCGGTCATACAAATTGTCTTCAACCGCTTCCTCGGTGAGCGCAAAAGCGAGCGCGACGGTCTCGTGCGTATATCGTGCGGTGAAACCTTCAGAAGCTTGGTCGTATGCAACGCCTTGCCCTTCAGATTTATCACGCGCATTACCAAAGCCTACGATCAGAACTTCTTCTTCAAACGCTCGGTCTGAAGCTTCGGTTTCAAAGATCTCGGCGTGCTCGTTTTCATAACGAGCGTATTCCATGCCAAATAAAGCGTTGAGACCAGGCTCTAGCTCTTTGGCTAATTGTGCTCTTGAAATAGCCATTAGTTAGCCTCCTATGCTAAGCCCGCGCCTTTTTGGCCGAATATTGAGTTCTGAATAACAACGAGAACGTTGGTATTCGCCGTAGCAACATCTGAGTTTTCTGGGTCAGCAGAAATATCGATGGCCTTGATAGGCAATCCTGCAGTTGTTGCGCCAGTGGTGACATCAAGCTCTGCGCCTGAAATGCCTGTCACTGTGCTGCCAGAACTGGTGTACACGATGTCGAAGTTACCGAACAAGTCAGCAACTGGGAACGTGTCATCAGCTTGGATTTCGTACACAACATTCGGATCATCAATGATAAAAGCAATGATGTCTGAAGCGTTGGTGCTTGCAGGGTAAAAGTTGCTGAACACTTGTTCCTTGGTTGTAGGATCAGTGTATTGACAGCCGTTAAATACGCCAACGATAGGCACAGTGCCTCCGTCTGCGTGAACCTCTACCGTACCACCAGTTACTTGAGCAACCATATCTCCTTGGAAGATAGCAGTGCCATAGTTAGCGGCGATTCGATATCGGCTTTGTCCTCCGGTATAGGGCGCTCCCCCTATCATCCGTACTGGACGCATACCAAAAGCGGCATCTTGATTTGCCATTTTTGAATCTCCTAGTTAAACACAATCAAAAAGAGGCTACGATTTGTTGCCTCGGCCAAAAGATACCTGCGTCTTTCTCTCTTTTGAGATTGGCATTGCAGGGTGTTCATCGCGCATCAAGTCATTATCAACAGCTTTCATTTGTTGATCAGTCTGTTGCGCGAAATAAGCATTTCGCTCTTCCACAGTCTCTTTTGGAATCTTGGTTAACATTAAGCCACCGACACCGACTGTGCCTGCATGGTTACCATCATCGATAACAGGCAGGTCATAGCCTGACACTTCGCTTGGATGTACAGGTTCGTACCCCTCACGAAAGCGCATGTGCACGTTAGTTTTATCTGCTTCACCGCGTATGTGAGTTCTCACCCAACGATACTGCATTCCATCAGGAGCCTCTGGAGTCTCCAATACTTGAGGTGGAGTCCACGGTTTTCTTGCAGCCTTTGAAGACCGAGAAGAAGCGTTTCTTGGGGTTCTATTAGAACCTGGTGTGTTAGTTTCTTCGCTCATGAACCTTGTAACCTCATCTTTTGTTTTGCGTACTCCTTAAACGGAACCCCTAATTTTCTAGCAAGTTGCTGTTCGCTGGGGCTAAGTTTAACTTGACGATTATTTTGATTGCGTCCACTTCCTGTTATGCGCGTACTGGAGACAACGGTCTGGACGGGTTGTTGTTCGCCTCCTGCGGGAAACTTATGAGGAAGCTCCTCCCTCATTCGTCTATCTATTTGAGAGTAGTATTCATCAGACTCTAAGTCAATTCCACTGCTCTGCAATTCATTGTGTATGGCAAATGCTACATTTGTCATCACACTATCTGTTCCGAACCATTCGTTGTTGGTCGCCCACTCTTGCGCCCGAACAGATGGTTCTTCGTAAACAGGCTGGTCTTGTTGCCCGTAAACAGGATTAGTAAGACCTTGTTCACGTTGAAGTTCTTCAAAGCTTTGTGCTTCTCTTGCTTGTTGATTCTGCCCTTCAAGCCACGCATCGTACTGCACCTTGTAATCAGCTAAATCTTGCCGATACTTTGCAAGCGCGTTTCGATCTGCTTCTGCTCGAGCAAGAAGCTGTTGAGCTTCTGCCATGGCTTCTGGATCACCAGATTCGTAAGCAGTCTTCAAGTTACGTTTAGCCGCTTGAGCTTGAGTCTCAACACGGTTTTCCATCTCTTGGCTGTAGTTTTCTTGAATCTTTAGATTCTGCTCAGCACTGGATGTTTGCGTGCTTTTAAGCTGCTCAGCCAACGCCTCGTTCTGCGCCTTGATCTCTTTGGCATACTGCAATGCCTGAAGCTCACGACGCTGATACTCTTTTGCTTGCTTTACAGCTTGATTGATTCTGTTTTGAGCCGTTCTGGCTTTTACTTCAACCTCAGAGAGCTCCTCTTCGTCGCTTGGCTCTGGGGCGTCAAAGTCTTCTTGAACAGCATCTTCTGTGACAGGTGCAAGATCGTCAGCTTCCTCTTCAGAAAACTCAATGATTGCATCCTCTTCTTGAACTTCTTCTTCAACTCTACGCCCTTCTGGGAGCGCAGCTTTGTTTATGTTCTCTTCGTTATCTAGCTTAGATAACGCTTCGCTCAGTGTTTCTTCGCTCATGTTTCACCTATGCAGACTTAATATCGTCAGGATTAAGAATTGTTCCAATCACTTCATCGTCATTGATGATGCGAACTTCATGGTCATCTTCCAAAGAGAAACGAGCGCCTGCATATCTACCGATAAGCACCCAATCGCCTTTCTTGCACCATGGCTCGCCACCGAACTTATCGTAATCTTGATAAGCCAATGGGCCGACTTTCATGACATAACAAACAGATGTAGCTAAGTTCTCCTTGCTCACAGTGGACTCAAGAAGCTGTATGCCGCCATCTGTTACGCCTTTTCCCTTGTATGGCAGGACTAATAGTCGCCATCCTGTGGGGTCAGGCATTCTTTCAATCAGAGATTTGTCTAACACGGTAGGGTCTAAAACCCTTTCGCTTTCGCTTACATATGCGTCCGTAACGGACGGTTTTGCTGCGATGGAATCTAAAGATAGATCACTCATCGAGGGGGTCTCCTTCAATCTGCAACGCTTCTTTTATTTCGTCACGCAGGGTGCGAAGCATTGATAACTCACCCATTGCGAATCTGTAATCCTCCATCGTCTTGATATTGCCCGACGTTGTGTAATCGACAATACCTTTCTCATACTGTTCAAACTTCTTCATCATGTAAGAAGCAAGAGCTATTGAATCCATTTATATGCCTGGAATCCTTGGTGGTGGTGCTATACCAACAGGTTCAACCTCACCTGTGCCAGGGTTAACAATTGCGCCACTATAAGGCTGCGGAGGCGCTGCTAGTCCCGCATATGGCGCTAATGGTGCCATTGGTGCAGGTGCGCCGTATCCACCAAACTGCACTTGTGGCACAGCAGATGTCGGCATTTGGAAGGCTGGGTAACCACCTTGTTGTATGTTTGCCCCTGCTTGCATCATCTTCTGAACGTAATCTTCTCGCACATTTGGGTCATACGAAGGCCCAAGAATGTTAGTAGGCACATACGTTTGGCGCACGCCCTGCAGAGGATCCATGTTTACGAACCTAGGCGGCGGTGGTGCAGCTGGTGGAGCTTCTCGTGGGGGAGCATCCCGTGGTGGAGGCTCTCCCGGCATAGGCATAAAGGTTCCGCCTGAATCAACAGGAGTTGCAGGAGTAGGCGTAGGAGCGGGAGTAGGAGTAGGCTTAGGCCCCATTCCAGCTACAATCGCTTTGGCTTCTGCAAGTATTTCTTCGTCAGTCTTTCCTGTTTGCGCCTGTCTTTCAGCTTGACGTTGCGATGTTTGATCTTGCAACTGCTTTGTTGCTTCTTGAACTTGTTTATTCAGAGCCATCAATTCGCTTGTGGTAGTTGATGGGTCTGCAGCAGCCTCTGTTAGCCTTTTTGCCATAGCCCTAAGTTCATCTGGCGTTACAACAGAAGGCGTTGTAGGTGCAGCAGGAGGCGTTGGCACAGGTGCAGGCTCATCTCTATCATCAATGCGGTTGTTGTTCGCATCCTGAAAATCACCTGTTCGCATCTCCATGCGAGGTTCTGCGGGTGCAGTAGGGGGCGCAGGAATGCTTGGAACTTCAACTTGTCCACCACCGGGGATATCTATTTTTTTAGGTGGGCCAACTTTTCCAGATTTATAATCCTCATAATCAGGATCCATTAGACGATATTCTGTACCATCTGGACGATATACACCCATGCCTGGGTTGATGCCGCCTCTGCCTCCAGTTTCCGCTTTCATCGGATCGAATCTAGACATGTCGCCTGATCCACCAAAGGTGGCTGCCACAACGTTTTTAACGTCATCCATTCCA